GAGATAGTCGAGAACGGGATATAAATCCGAGCGGCCGCGCTTTTCACCGGTCACGCAATTGATTTTATACTGCCGCATTTGGTCGGCAGGAATTGTTTGGAAAATATACTTTGCGCCGGGAACCTTGGCTGATTTTTCAAGGCCCGTGTAAATCTGCCAAATCGTCGGGGCAACCCAAACGAACGAAAGCGGGCGGTTGGGTTGTTCCGGCCATGTGATGACCTCCCAAATCACGGTTGGGTCCACAACCTGAACACGCGGAATCAACGCTTTTGGAATCGGCTGGCCGGCAACGGGTGCCTGAACGGGTGCCGCTTGATGGTTGGGCAATTTCCAAATCAGGGTTTCACCATAGACCGCGATTTCAACCGCGATTTGGCGCATGATTTGTTGCACATCATTAACCTTTTCAAACGCGGCCCAAATCGCCATTGCCGCTTTGTTTTCGGAGTCCACGCGATAACCGCGGCCCAAGGTGAAATCCTTGATGATATTGATTGCTTGGTGCGCAAGTGGGTCATGGTTCCACGCAAAAAACGCGGCGTTCGCTTGTTTCAAAAAATCCCAATAGGGCAGGGATTTGAAAAAGTTTCCGCCCAGCATCGGGATGAAATCTTGGCCAACAATGTTAGTTGAATATGCCGAATCCCGGGAGAACGAGTCCACGGCCTCGCGAAATTGTATTGAGTGCATGGGCTTTTCGTTTTGGATTGCCTCAAGGAATTCGTTTCGGTCCAAAACACGGATTCCGGTTTTGCCGGTTTCCGGGTCATAGGCCATCACCCGGGCCTCAATTTCCACCGATTCGTCACGCTCCAAAAGGCCGATCAATTCGCCAACCGTGGACACATTGTCGGGGCGCAATTCGTGGGCGGCCTTGGGATGGAACCGGCCATCAAAGCGGGATTCATTCGTTCTCGGGGCAATCGTTTTGGCGTTTATGTCAGACATTCAACCAATCCTCAAAGTCGGCCAAGTTATTGTCCGGGATTTCCGGGATATCCTCCACCGCTGGGGCCAATGTGCAGCGGCAATTGAAATGAATCGGGGGCACTATTCCATCCCCGCACTTTTCGTCGTCATCCTTGTGGCGCGGGGCTTGTTTTTCAATCTCACTGAGCAAGAGTCCGTCCCGCCACAGGCAACATTCATCGGTCGCTTGGTCCACTATCGCAACCCAAATGAAATCAGTGATTCCGTTTTCATTCGCGGCGTCATTGTCTCCGGCACGAACCTCGGCAACAAAATCATGGGTTGTTTCCTTTTCCACTTCCCATTCGTAAAGATCCGAACCGTCCGGTTTTTTGGAATCCGAAATCACGCCGGCCGGTGAACGGTTGGTTGGAATATACGCTTTTTTGTAAGCGTCCACAATGTCGGCCCATTCCTCATCCGAGACAAACCCGCTCGAGAGTGCCACGGGTGCGGCAGGGGTTCCAATTGCGGTTCCCACCAAATCCTCGAATGGTTCCGCGTCATCCGGTATTTCGGCCTCAGTGAGTTTTTGAATCACGCGTTTTGGCCGGGTGACGGTGCGTTCCCGCGGCAATGCTTTGATGATTTTTTGGATGGCCTCATCCTCGGGCAATTCCTGCACAATCGAGAATTCGAGGGCATCAAGGATTTCACGCTTCACCCGGGAAAGGGCAAGCGTGGTGCGATTGATCAACGGCACGCCCTCGAAATTCTTTTGGGATTCGGCGTCAATTTCGCCCGGGGCAATAACAAACTTTGATTCCTTGCCGGTCAACCGGCCCACGGCCTCGGCACTCCCAACATAGGAAAGAATATATGCGCGGCGTTTCAACGCTTGCCATGCACTCGCCATTTTTTGAGCGGCTGGGGCAAGGATTGAATCCATGTCCGCATTGCATCGGGTCAACGTCGCTTGCGTGGAACGATTCATTGCAACCCCGTGCGGCAATTGCTTCAGGGTCAAAACCGCTTGCGCGATCATTTGCATGAATGCACCGCGGGCAATGTCGTTTATTTCGAGGTGGGCGTTTCTGAGGATTTCCTCAAGTGCGCGTTCGGTTGCCTGCCGAAATGTGCGATATGGTTTTGATTCGGTCCCGCTTTTCATTTTCGGCATTGCCCCGAGGATAGTTCACGGAATGATTTTGTTCTAGGCCCAACATTGTTTTTTGTGGCGCGGGCGGCAGGATTCGAACCCACAACCTCCATTGCCCCCGTCGGAGTCATCAATGGTGCGCCACCATTACGCCACGCCCGCGGGTTTATTGTGACGGGTTGGTGCGCAATCATCAACGGCGCAAAACATAAATACCGCCAACCGAGGGTTGCCACATTTGCGAGGTGGCCGCGATGGCGTAACCTGCCGCGTCCGAAATGTGCGTCAAAAGCGGGTCCGATGTTTGATCCAATGCGCCCCGGGTTATGTTGCGTTTCCATCCGACCCGCTGAAAATCCTTTTTCAACGCAACGCAATCCGGGTGAATCCACAAGTGCGGCAACCCGTCCGAACCTTTCATCCGGGAATTAACCACGTTCACTCGGTCCCGAACCTCGGGGTTGGCCGCGGGCGTGATGTTTTCAAACGATATCCCATTGGCCGAAAGGATTTCCTCAAGGATGGAATAGTCCGAACGCCCGAACGCCGCACGTTGCCCAGCGCGGCCGGACGCATCGCCGGCGATTTTGACCATGGGCCGGGCTTTGATGTTGAGGGCCTTGATCCGGGTCACCAATTCCTTTGCGGCCTCTTGCGTGTGGGAAGCCCTCAAAAAGATTTCATCGAAAAAGTAATAATCCCCCCCGCGGGTTTGGCCCAATATCCAAGCCATCGGGTCAAGGTTGAAATCCACGCCCAAAAGGATTGGCAGGTGGGGCGAGTATTTGGAACCGTCCGAAGTGAACGGCGATTGCCACGCGGTGTTTGCATCGCTGAAATTGATGTATGCCGCGCCGTTGTATAGGTCCCGAAACTGGGCAAGGATTTCCTGCGCGAATACCGGTTCGGCCAATTCCTTTTTGGCGGCCTCGAATTCCTCGGCAGTGAATAGGGGGTTGCAGGTACTAGGGGCCTGAAACCCTGCCCAGTTTGAATCCGTTTTGGAGCGTTCGAACAAATCAAAAAACAAATCAAACCCCCGCGGCGTGGAAACGAACGACGCCCAGCCGCCGGTTGTCGAAAGCATGGGGCGCAACACTTGTGGCCATAGGTCCGGGTCCTGATCCCTCACCTCATCAATCACCGCGCCGTTCAGGGTTTCCCCCCGGAGGTTGTGCAGGGATTCACCGGAAACAAATCTGATTTGAGAATTGTTGATCAGTTTAACCCGTAATTCGGTTTGATTCTTTTTTTGGAAAACCTCGGGGCAAGCGTAAAGCATCCCGACCAACCGCCGATATTGAACGCGGGATTGGTCAAAGGTTGGGGAAACGAACCAATACGTTGTGCCCGGATTCTCCCACGCACGGCGGCACAATTCATTCAACGCCATGGTTGACTTGCCCGCTTGCCGCCCGAGTGCAGCAACCTTGAATCGTGCCTTGGATTGGTGAAACTCCAATTGCTTTGCGTGTGGCTTGTAAAGTTTCAGCCGTGCCCGGACAACCTCGGGGTTTTCGTTTTTCATTCCAAAAAGTGGACTAATATTTCACGAACCAAAAAAATAATGGCCGCGGCGCAAAGTTGAATTCCAAGGACAAAAACACCAAAGGTTATTAAATCCCAACCCGTCCATTGCATCAGTGCCACATCAAGGAATTTCATTCCGCTGATTCCTGCCCTTGATGGCTTGGCGTTTCCGTGGTGCCGCCCCATTCCGCGGTGTACACAATCTCTTGCTGGGTTTTCACCTCGGTCTTTTGTTCCACTTTATCGGTCATGCCCAAGTGTTGCTTGGAAAGCCAAATCATCATTGTTGTGTTTCCACCGATTGCCGATTCAAACATTTTCCGCCGGAGTGATATTTTTCCGGGTGCCGAGTATTTTTTAAGAGCCTCCGCAAAATTGACGCCGTATGTCTTAACCGTCCACCGTTCAATGGTATCCTCACTGCACTTAAACCACCCGGCAAACTCGGCAAGGGTGCAGTGCATCCCGGCCAGTTTTTCGAATTCCTCTTGGTCGATTTCAATGCAGGGGCGGCCCACGCGGCGTTTTGGTTTCGGTTCAATGGCGGTCATTTTTCAACCTCGGCGTGAAATGGTGCGGCAAATGCGTCCGGTTCAAAAAACGCATTTTCGAGTAGGTCATCCGCAACGGCTTGGATTCGGTTCAGGTTCCGGGCTTGGCTTGGGGACACCATGACGCCCGAGGATGAAAGGGCGGTTGTGGGGTATTCGTTTGCGGCGATTGGATAGGATGGCTTTGATTTGGTTTGTCCGGATGCGCGGCGTGGAACGCGGATCCCGACGCGTTCGCACTGCTGCACGATTTTATTCACGAAACCAACCGAGCACCCTACTAGGTCCGCGGCTTGTTTTTGGTTTCCGCGTGTAATGGAAAGGGCGAGGACTATGTGTTCCCGGGTTACTTGTTCGAGCGTTTTGAGTGTGAACGTGGATTCATCAAAGCGTATTTTTTCGCGTGGCCTCATGGTTCATAGTATGCGGTGATTCAGGGGTTTTTGTCTCCCCAAAAAAATTGTGAATGATGCGCGATTCGACGCCCGGTGAATCATCCGTGATTGCTTTGATTGCGAGGTTTTGCCCTTGGCGTTGCACGGAAACAATCCCCCCCATGGTCAAGGGGATGGATTTGGTTTCGAGGTTCTCGAGCTTGGCGATGTTAAGGGCGTCGGTTTCGAGGATGAATTGAACGATGAAAGCATCAATGATGGATTGTGGGGCCTTGAGATTCATTTTCATGAATCGCTTGGATTGCCCCACATTCACACCATTTCAAAGCTTTTTATCATAACTTAATGATAACATACTCCACCCGATAGTTCGGGTGGTCCGTCACTTGCTGGGTTTGAAACGTGAAACCCGTGGCAGTTTTTGCCGTAATGGTTGGTGTTAGGTGTCGCACTGTAGCATCCACGACATTGGAAATCGTCAATTGCAGGACATAATTGGTTGTCCCGATTGCAAGGCCGGCTACTGAAAACGTGTTGGCTGAATCTGCCATTGCCGCGGAACCGCGCATGATTTGCCCGGAGTTTAGCGGGTTGAGGTTGATCCATGCACCGGCCCCGAGGCCCACGCCACTCATTGGTTGGCCCCTTCTGTGATGTAAAGTTTGCCAGCGGTTGAGGATTGAATGACGGCAATTTTTTCCGTGTTGCTGATTTGGAAATACTCAACAATGCCGCCCGGCAGGAAAAGGGATGATGCTCCCTCGGCCACGGCGGTTGGACTTGCTCCAAACGCAATCCACGAATCAACCGTTGCGAATAGGCGAACGATTGAAACACCCGGCTGGGGCAAGGCCGATTGAACGCTTGCCGCCCCCACCGTCAACACTTGTGAGGTGCCGGGTGAAATGCACTGAAACATTTCGGGATTCAATCCCATTCCAACCGCTCCAATACTCATGAGGTTTCGTCCTTTTTTGTTGCCTCAACATAGTTCAAGCGTGTGCGCAACCATGCCGCCGCTTCCCCAATGCCAAGGTGATTGACATAGATTTCTCTTTTAAATGTTTTGTTAGCCCGGGTAATGACGCATTGGATTTTCAGAGTGCTTTTACCCACACACACATTGGTTATTACATCACCGGCCGGAATGACGCCCAACCATTCATTGGCGGCATTTGGGGTGCCCGGCAAGGTGTCGGTGTTGATGGGTTGCCAAAGTCCATCCCCGGTCAATTCTGTCAGTGTAAACGTGCATGATCCGGCGACAAGGGCGCGGCCGGGAATGCGTTCAAGGTATGCAATCAAATTGATATTGTTTCCGCTTTCCGAGTATTGCGCCGCCAATTGCATTTGAATTGGTGCAACGGTTGCGGGCATACGGGTCACGATTGCGTTGCCTTGTGATTGCGGCGTGACAACCAATGGCAAATTGAATCCCAGTTTAATGGGTTGCCAGTATGGCACATTTACCAATGATTGAACGCGCCTTAAAGCCATGTATTTCACTCCGCTATTGAAAGGCCAATGGTTCCGTTTCTAATTCCGCCGTGCGCATCAACCTCAATCGTCACGACATAATGTGTTAGGCTTGAAAGAGCCGCGGCGGAAACGGGTGCGATTTCATAAAACCCGTTTACGTCAGCAACAAGCCCGGATTGTGAAATGCCGGTTGGGTTCATGTCTTTATCGTAAACCGTGAAGGATGCCGCGCCTAGGCCATCGGTCAAACGCCCCGTGTTATTGATAACCCAAAGCGTGCCCTGCAATTGATTGATTGGGTTGATGCTAAACACTGCGCGTGGTTCGTACTGGGGCAAGGCCGCCTGTTGAGACACGGGCAAAGTATAGGTGATGGGCACGCCGTCAATTGGAATGGTAACCTTTGCAGCATAAAAGTTATGCTCAAAATCCAAAACCGATGGAATCGGTGTAATTTCAAAAAACCCTTGTGGGTCAACGGCAATGCCGCTTTGAGTAAACCCGGGCACCGCGTTGCCGTTGTTGTCGTAGACGGTAAACGATGCAGGACCAAGCCTAAGTGGGTTTGTGATTGTCCCCAAGGAATCTGCCGCCCAAAATGTGCCGATGAAAAGGTTTTGATCATCAACGGCAAACATGCCGGAAATGTTGGCAATGTTTGCGCCCGTTATGCCCGGGCTAATTTGGTTAAGTGAAACCAAATTTGCATCCCTATTGCCGACCGCATCCACCGCCCTAACCCCAACAAAGTAATTGATTGCCGGGACCAAAAGCGAACCGTCTGCTAGTGCAAAAATATCGGCGTTTAAACTTTCAGTGACAAGCGCGACATTGATCAAATTGAAAAGCCCCGTGGCCGTTCCCGCTTGCACGTAAACCTCATAGCGGATGGGGTTTGACGTATCCAAACCGGCGTTCCATTGAACCTGCAATTGACCCAAAACGCCAAGGCCCAAGTATTGAACCCCACCAAATACAGGTGGAACCAAGTCAACAATGCACGCTTGGGATGACTCTTGTTTAATTGCCCCCGAAACAAGTTGATTGCCCCAAATTGACGCAAGCGCCGTGCTTTGAACAATGGTTCCACTCTGTATTAGTTGGTTCATTTTATCCCCTTATGAGTCTCTCAGGCTTGGTCTGATATCGACGCCCGGAGGTGAAGTAAAGGTATACCGAATCAATGTTCCAATCGTGTTCGGTACTGTCCCCAATGCTAACCACGTAGTGCCCCCGTCGGTTGAGTATTGGAATTTTCCCGGTGCCGCCGTGATGCTTTCAGATACTAGCATATTATTTGAAAGGTCGAACGCCCGGAAAGTCAATGCGCTGGGCACTGCTACTGGGTAGGATGCTTTCAGTCTGAATCCGCAACGGGTCGGCGTTCCAACGCTTGAGTCATCATAACTGTATTCCCAGTTGTCACTCATTTCCTCAAGCGAGTCATATCCTACCGCAAAAGAGGAAATTTGAAGCGGTGAAGTTTTCCCGATGCACTGCACCGCAACGCCGAGTTTGAATTGAATTTGAGATACTGACCCAATGGCTTGAACCTCGTCTGGGTTAATCATGGTCCAACCGCCAGAAATTGAACCGAATCCGCTTGTGCGATAGAACACCACCAGTTGTGAACCCGGATCTCTGTTTTCAACCGTCGCTTTCAATCGCTTGATTGTCGTGGTTGGAACGAAATTGAGA